GCGTGCAGCTTCTGCGACACGCGACACGAGGAGCACCTCGCGATGGACGCTGGCGACATCGAGCGAACGCTTCGCGAGATGCAGCGCGACCGCGACATCGACAAGCACGGCAAGCCGCTCGTGGTGCTCACCGGAGGCGAGCCGCTTCTACAGATCGACGAAGACCTGCTGACCCTGCTCGCTCGCAGGTTCGAGCTGGCCGTCGAGACGAACGGGAGCCGCAGCGCGTTCGACAGCGTGGACGACGCGCACGAGGTCGCGCAGATGCTCTCGTGGTTTACGAGGCGCGTTGTCGTCTCGCCGAAGAACATCGACCTGTCAGATCCGATCCTACGCGTCGCCACCGACTTGAAGGTGCTCGTGCCTTCCGCGCCCGCTCTCATCGCGTCGATCCCCGACTGGCTCGGCAAGCTCGCCAGCAACCGCGACGGCGTGCGGCCCGGTCTGTACCTACAGCCGATCACGCCGACCGGCGACCGGACCGAGGAGCAGGCCAGGGATCTGTGGCTCGAGCACTGCTCGCAAGCCGCCAAGCTGCAGCGCGACCTCGACCGAGAGAACGGCATCGCCGCGCGGCTCGTGCCGCAGACGCACGTGTGGATGGGGCTGCGATGATCAAGGCCGACACCGCACTCGAGAACGCCGCGCTCGCCGCGAGGACGAAAGCGATCGAGAAGCGACACGTCACGGCGCTCGCGTTCCTGTTCGGCCTATTCGCATCGGCCGTCGTCGTCACGAACGCGGTAAGCGGGAACGTCATCAACGTCGGCCCGTTCACGTTCGTGGCTGGCACGCTGCTCTACCCGGTGACGTTCCTACTGACCGACGTCTTGTCCGAGGTGTTCGGCAAGCGGGCAGCGCAGCGGGCCGTCTGGTGCGGGTTCGTCGCGCAGCTGCTAGCCGTCGCGTTCATTCAAGCGCTGCGATGGTTCCCGAGCATCGACCCCGAGATGGCCGCAGCATTCGAGAAGCTGTTTGCCCCCGTGCCTCGCATCGTCCTCGGCAGCATGACCGCGTACCTCATCGCGCAGTCGATCGACGTTCGCCTGTTCCACGCGATCCGCGACCGCACGCACGGCGAGCACCTGTGGCTACGAAACAATGGCTCGACGCTGGTGAGCCAAGCGGTCGACACCGCCGTGTTCGTCGTCGTCGCTTTCGCGGGAGTGCTCGACACCGGCACGCTCGTCGCGATGGCGCTCGGCCAGTACACGGCGAAGGCGATCATGGCCGCGGCCGATACGCCGCTCTGCTACGCCGCCGTTGAGCTGACGCGCAAGTACATTCGAGGAGGCAGACCATGAACAACGGACTCGACACGCTTGACCGCCGCGCGCTCGTGCGCGCCCTGCTCACGACCATCGACCCCGAGCCGGATCGCGAGGGACTCGTCGACACACCGAAGCGCGTCGACAAGGCGTACAAGGAGCTGTTCGCCGGATACGACCAGCACCCCGACGACATCTTGAAGACGACCTTCGAGGAGGGGAGCTGCGACGAGATGGTCGTGCTTCGCGACATCGTCGGCTACTCGACATGCGAGCACCACGTGTTGCCGTTCAGCTACGTCGCGCACGTCGGCTACGTTCCAGCGGGCAAGGTCGTCGGGATCTCGAAGCTCGCTCGGCTCGTCGAGCTGTTCGGCAGGCGCTTGCAGATTCAAGAGAAGCTGACGACGCAGATCGCGGACACGCTCGTCGACAAGATCAAGCCGAAGGGCGTGATGGTCGTCATCGAGGGTCAGCACCTCTGCATGCTCGCGCGGGGCGTGAAGCAGCACCGCAGCGTCATGGTCACGAGCGCCGTGCGCGGTCTGTTCAAGGAGGACGAGAAGGCCCGGCGGGAGTTCCTGTCGCTTATCGGAAAGGGTGGAGCATGAAGCGCAAGTTGAAACTCGCGGGACCGTCCGAGCAGCTCGACGTCATCGCGTACGAGGCCGACGGCTACGACCTACGCTTGAAGCGGTATCGCGGAAAGCCGCCATACATCGAAGCCAGCGGCAACGAGTCCGAACTCATACTGCTGGAGAAAAACGCTCGGGTGCTCGCGCCCGAGGTCAAGAGCAGCTGGCAATGAAGCGCTTTGTCGTCATCCAATTCGAGATCGAGGGCGTTCACCATTGGCCCGACTGCCCGCACGAGGACGTCGCGTACCTCCGCGACAAGCACCGACACGTGTTCCACGTCAGGACCGCGACCGCAGTCGGCCACGGCGACAGGGAGATCGAGATCATTCGGCACAAGCGGGCGATGATGCGCTGGCTCGTCAAGGCGTTTCCTCGCTACGAGGGCGGGTGCCTCGACTTCGGCAAGTTCTCGTGCGAGATGATCGCCGAGTCAATCATCAACGAGTTCGGGTGCGACTGGTGCCGCGTGCTCGAGGACGGCGAGAACGGCGCTCTCGTCATGAGGGACGCATGAAGCTACACCTCGCAGGGGCCGACTCGGCTCGGAAGCTCGTGGCAGCAGTGGCCGGATCGCTCGCCGCCGACTCGACGGCGACACCGTACCTGCTCACGTCGTACTGGTACAGCCGACTGCAAGCGGGCGACAAGGCCAACGGACTGTGGCGCAAGCTCTACGACTTCGTCGACGCCGAGTGGGTGGTCGACTCTGGTTTGTTCACGATGATGTTCGGCTCGGGACGCGGGCGAACCTACGACATCAAGGAGCTGCGCGCCTACACCGCGAAGTACGTGCGCTACCTCAACGAGATCCGCTTCCGCCACTACGCCGTCGAGATGGACGTGCACAAGGTGCTCGGCATGAACGCCGTGTTCGAGCTGCGCGCGTACATCGAAGACCACTGGCCCGTCGAGCAGACGATCTACGTTTGGCACGAGGAGGAGGGAATCGACGGACTGCAACGGCTCGCCGCCGAGCGCCCGTACATCGCGCTGTCGATTCCAGAGCTTCGCGAGGTCGCGTCGAAGCGCAAGCTCGACCTCAACATGCTGACGCTCAACCTGCTGCGCACGATCAACGAGGCCGGGTCGCCGAAGGTGCATCTCCTCGGGTGCTCGCAGCCGTCGGTGATGTTCAATCCGCACTACACGTCGACGGACTCGACGAGCTGGACCGCGCCCGCTCGCTGGAAGAAGGTGCAGGTCTTCGACGGCAAGACGTTTCGCGCGTTCGACAAGCATTGGGGAACCTTTCAGAAGAACATCAAGCGCCACGAGGGATTCATTCGCACGTACTACGAGCTGGTGCGGAAGCAGCTAGGCGTCGAGGCGACGTTCAACGAGCGCGACGTCGCCGTCGCGACCCTCGCGTGCTGGTACAAGCGGATGGAGCTGACCATCAACAAGGAATACTACGGAGGGACGCCATGAAGCGAGGGCTGGTCGCGATACCGATAAAGAAGCTGGTCACCGCCGACTGGAACTATAAGGCCGACAGCGAGTTCATGATGAACGCGCTCGTCGAGAACCTGCGCCGCAACGGGCAGATCATCAACGTGATCACTCGCGAGCTTGGCCGCGGGCGTCACGAGGTGGTGAACGGCAACCATCGACTCGAGGCGCTTCGCAAGATCGGCGTCGAGCAGGTCGTGTGCTTCAACCTCGGCAAGGTGTCCAAGGAGGAGGCGATACGACTCGCCATCGAAACCAACGAGACGAACTTCGAGCCGTCGATGCCCAAGCTCGCTGGCATCGTCATCGAGGCCGTCGAGAAGACCGAGTTCGACATGTCGGCGAACACGCTTCCGTACAGCGAAGAAGAGGTGCACCGCTTCCGCGAGATGAAGCGCGTCGACTGGAACCAAAAGCCCGAGAAGCCACGCAAGAAGACAGGCGAGGCCGACTCGAGCGGCAAGGTCAAGGAGCCGAAGGACCGCACCAAGGCAGGACCGATGTTCACGTGCCCGCACTGTGGCCACGAGTTCGACGAGTAGGAGGGAACCGATGACAGACGCACAGAACGTGCTCGAGCGCTTCGTCGAGATCGAACTGACCGCTCTCGTCTACGCCGAATGGAATTACAAAGAGGACGACGACGAGCTGGCGGCGAAGCTCGAGGCCAACATCAAGGAGAACGGGCAAGTCGAAAACTTGATCGTGCGGCCTCGCGGCGACGGCACGTTCGAGGTGGTGAACGGCAACCATCGACTGACCGCGTTCCGTAGCCTCGGGTTCCAGACCGCGATCTGCTACGACCTCGGCGACGTGTCCGAAGCGGAGGCCAAGCGGATCGCCGTCGAGACGAACGAGACGCGCTTCGTCGCCGACAAGCTCAAGCTCGCGCAGCACCTCTCGGATCTCGCGGACAACGTCGGAGCGCAGAAGCTCGCGCTGACCATGCCGTTCAGCGAGGCCGAGATCGACAACCTCCGTCGGGTGCTCACGTTCGACTGGAGCGACAGGTCGAAGCGCATCAAGTGCCCCGAGTGCGGAAAGCACTTCAAGGCACAGTGAACGGCTTTCCACCGGAGACGACGCACCACGATTTCGCACCGAGCGTGCGTCACTTGCCCAGGTTCGACGACGGCTGGATCGTCCCGGCAACCCGCGACGAGCTCGTCGAGCAGCTGTCGTCGATGTCCCTGCTGCAGCGCCGACTCGCGCGCCGAAACTTTTCGGCGTTCATGGAGTACTGCTTTTACGACGAGCGAACCGGCATACCCTTCGAGCAACAGTGGTTCCACGATCAGTGGGCGACGGCGATGGACACCGAGGACCGGCTGCTTATCATCGCGCCACGCGACCACGGCAAGACATCGCAGATCGTCGGGCGCACGCTGTTCGAGCTAGGCCGCGACCCGAACGCGCGCATCAAGATCGCCTGCGCCAGCGACGGGCGTGCGAAGGAGCGGCTGTACGAGGTCGTGCAGCACGTTCTTTACAACCCGCGCGTGCTCGAGGTGTTTCCGCACCTCCGCCCGTCTCAGCACGGCGAGTGGAGCAAGCACAAGGTCGTCGTCGAGCGACCCGCGCGCTACAAGGATGCGAGCGTCGAGGCGATCGGGATCACTTCGACGGCGACAGGCGGGCGCTGCGATATTCTCATCGCCGACGACGTCGTCGACCGACGCAACGCGCTTTCGTTCCCGGCGCTGCGCGAGCAGATCAAGCAAGCGTGGGCGTCGGACTGGACGAACCTGCTCGAGCCGGATTCGAAAATTTGGTACATCTGCACGCTCTGGCACAAAGACGACTTGTCGCATCGGCTCATGACGAACGAGGCGTACCGCACGATGTTTTACGCCGTGCCGAAAGACTTCGGTGCGCTCTGGCCCGCGAAGTGGAGCACCGAGGCACTGTACGCTCGCTACAAGGAGATCGGCTCGGTCGAGTTCAACCGGGCGTTCCGCAACGAAGCAGTCGACATCGAGAACGCGGTCGTGCAGCCGACGTGGATTCGATATTCCGACCTTCGCACGAACGAGGACTTCGTCGGACGCCTTGGCGAGATGGTCTTCTTTACCAGCTACGACACAGCGGGCACGCCAAGCGGACGCGCCGAGCAGGACTACGCGGCGAACGTCGTCGTCGCCGTCGACGCGGTGAGGCGCAAGGTCTACGTCATCAACGCCAGCCGCTACCGCGCAACCGTGCAGGAGCAGGCGAAGCGCGTCATCCGTGACGCTCGCAAGTACGAACCGTTCCGCGCGTTGATCGAGAAGGCGAGCCAAGCGGCCGTCGACGAGTGGGTGCTCAACGAAGCACCCGAGCTGGCAGGCATCGTCGAGGCGGTCAAGCCGAAGAACCTGAGCAAGGCGCAGCGGCTGCTAGGCGTGACGCCACTACTCGAAGACGGCACAGTGGTGTTCGACAAGAAGCTCGACCCCGACGGCGAGGGTTGGAATCCAGGGCGCGGCTCGCTCGTCGACGAGCTTGTCGATTTCCCGTTCGCAAAACACGACGACCTCGTCGACGCGTTCAGTCAAGCGCTGCACGCCGTTCGTAGGTATCTCCTTGACTGGGGAGCGGACGGCGGGGAAAATAGCATCGACGTCACGATCGGACGAGGCACCGAAAATCGCGAGTACCTGCTGTGACCTCGCAGGGAGCTAAGATGGATCTCGAAACGCTCAAGGGCAAGTCGTACGCTGTCATCAAGCCGCACCGCACCGCGCTCGACGACAGGGTGTGGGGCGAAGCGTTCGGCATGTACATCGACCTGCCCGGCGGATGCGAGATCGAAATCGACGACGACCGCCTCGAGCACAGCATCCGCGCCACCGACGGGATCGGCCCCTTCGACACCGCGCTCGTCGTTCCCGCCATCGTCCGCGATCCGTACCTCCCGCCGCTGTGCATCGTCCTATCGCCCGCCGACCTCTCGACGCTCTACAACGAGATCGAGAAAGGCAGCGGGCCGCGCATAGCCGCTGGCCGCAAGCGCTGCACGCACCCCGAGACGAACCCGCCGACAGCTCGCTGCGGCTACTGCCTGTGGCGCTGGTGGACGGCGAGGGAGCGGGCGAAGGAGACGGAATGACCAAACCGACAAACGACGCGCCCCGCCTCCGACTCGCGACAGACATCGACCTCTCGAGAGCGAAGCAGAGTTGCACGCGGTGCCACGGCACAGGGCGGCGCGGGTACAAGACGATCCAAGACCCCGAGAACCCCGGCGACGAGATCAAGGTGCCGATCATCTGTCGGTGCGTCACTCGCAGGGGCGGCGTCAAGAAGGACATGATGGACGAAATACTCGAGCAGGTGCAGCAGCAGCTCGAAGACGGCACGTTCGCGCAGACGGTGGCCGACGACATCGCCGGACTACCAGTGGAGCACCAGCAACGCGCCATCGAACAGCTCGAGAAGGAAGCAGACAACGAGGAGAAGCCCGCACAGGTACGGATGCAACTGCGCGCCGCCGTCGGGTTGATTCGCCAGCGAGAGAAGGAGGCAAGTCATGGGGATGCCTAACGCAGCGCAGCTCGAGATCCCGAACGACGGAGCAGGCAACGCAATCGTCGGCGTCGGCGCGGAGGTGCAAGCAAGCGACCTCGTCGCGGGCTACGACTACATTCGAGACGGCGGCGCGGCCTTTACCGCCAACCTCGAAGGCAGCGTGAACCGTCGCAACTGGACGACCGTCGTCGCGCTCGCCGCCAGCGGACAGGGTAGCGTTGGCTCGCACTACAACTTTCTGCGAGTCAAGGTCAGCGCGCCCGGCGCGCTCGGTGCCACGACCGAGCTGTGGTATCACGGCAAGAGCTGATGCCGCGGCGTAGAAAGAAAAGGGAGCAGCGCCCCGTCGAGGCGCTCACGCGCAGACACATTCTCGCCAAGGCGCTCGAGCTGACAGGCAACGTCGTCGACGAGCCAACGGCGATCAGCGCCATCGAGTCGACCGAGGAGATGTTCGGCCAGCAGAACGCCGTCACTCCCGACTACGATCCCGAATCGCTGCTCGCGTTCATAGAGCTGTCGCCGCACCTCTCGCCCAACATCGCCGCGTACGTGCAGAACATCGACGGCTACGGACACCAGCGCGCGCTGGCCGAGTCGTGGATGGAAGACCTCGAGAGCGAGGAGGCGTTCGACGCGGTGCGACAGGCGCTCGTCATCGAGGCGTGGGTCGACTCCGAAGAAGCCGCGCTCGCGCAGGCAGAGGAGAAGGCCGAACTCGCGCACAAGCTCAAGGAGATCACCGGCAAGCTCGACGAGGCCAAGGCCAAGAAGCGCACCTCGAAGACCATCGCAAGGTGGCAGGCCAAGGCCGACGCCATCAAGCAGCAGATCGACGAACTCGAGCCGAAGCCCGAGCCGGAGGAGATGCCAGACACCGAGGACGTCGAGGTCGACGAGCAAGAGCAAGTGCCAGACGAGGCCGTGCAGAAGAAGCTCAACGAGATCGACATGCAGATCCGCCGCGAGGGATTTCTATTCGATTCGTTCTTCGAGCACTGCGTGTCGACGATGTCGTTCACGAAGCTGCGCCGCATCGTTCGGCAAGACATCGAGAGCCACGGGTGGGGCTGTATCGAGATGGAGCGCGACGGCTACGGTCGCTTGAAGCGCCTGTCGTACGTTCCCGCCTACACCGTGCGCCCGCTCAACGACCCCGGCGAGTTGATCGAGGTCATCGAGGCCGACCCCGTCACGCCTCTGTCCGAGGACCGCGAGATCACCGTCCGTCGGCGCTTCACGATCTACGTGCAGATCGTGCAGGAGCGTAAGGTCTACTTCGCGTCGCCCGGCGACCCTCGCGTTGTCTCGCGCACGACCGGCAAGACCTACGAGTCGATCAAGGAGATGCAGCGGAAGGACAACGAGGGGCCGTCAGCGCAACCGGCGAACGAGCTACTGTGGATCGCGCAGCACTCCCCGAAGACGCCTTGCCCGCCGCCGCGCTGGATCGGAAACCTCTTGCAGGTGCTCGGCGGTCGCGAAGCCGACGAGACGAATTACTTCTACCTGCGCGACAACGCGATCCCGTACGGTCTGCTGTTCGTCAGCGGCGGGATCATCCCGAACGACATCATAGAGCGCGTCGAGTCTCGACTCGCATCCGAGATGCGCGGCAGCGAGGGAGCAGGGAAGATCCTAGTCGTTCAGGCGAAGCCGATGGGCAAGACCTCGAGCGACGGACGCACCATGTTGCCCGAGATGGAGTTCCAGAGCTTGCGCGACGCGCACGAGGACGACTCGCTGTTCACCAAGTACGACGAGCGCGGGGCCGACCGCATCGGCGCGTCGTTCCGTCTCAGCCCGATCCTGCGTGGCTACACGCCGTCGACGCTCAACCGAGCGACCGCGATGGCCGCGCTGCAGTTCGCCGAGCAGCAAGTGTTCCAGCCCGAGCGGGCCGACTTCGACTGGATCGTGAACAAGTACCTGTTGCCCGAGCTTGGCATCAAGTACACGCGCTTCGTCAGCAACTCGCCGCCGACCCGCAGCGTCGAGGACGTCGTCGAGATCATCAAGGCCGCGGCCCCGCAGGGTGGCATACTCCCGTACGAGATTCGTCAGCTGCTCTCGGACCTGCTCAACCGACCGCTCGCCAGGGTGCAGGAGGAGTGGGCGCAGCAGCCGATGGTGATGACCCTCGCGGGACTCGCGCCGGGAGGAGCGCCAAACACGCCGCCGGGCGAAGAGGATGTAGTCGGCGAGATGACCGACCTCGTCAAGCGGCTCGCCAACATCGAGGCCCGTGTGCGCAACGTCGTCACCGAGGAGCTTGCAGCCTTCGGCATGGACGTCGACGTCTCGCTCGTCGATCGGCCCGGTGCGTTCGGGAATGGTGAAGCCGATGGCGGCTAGACTCCCCGACTCGCTTCCGCCGTACACCGTCAAGCTCGCGCAGCCCGTGTATCCGCCGCCGCCAGCGCCCGGCATCGAGGAGATCACTTTCTTCTGGTCGATGGAGAGCGGCACGCTGCGAACGTACGTGAAGGACGGCGAGGAGATGGAGTGCGCGGTCTACCGCGCGACCACCGACCCCGATCTCGGATTCGGCTTCGAGCTTGGCATGCTCACGAATACGAGAACACAGAAGGTGCAGCGGGCCGTCGCGTCCGCGCTCTATGCGGCGTGCAACTTGATCGCGACGATGCTCGTCTACGGCGAGGGCGATCCAGTCCACAACGGGATCGGGTGGCCGCTGACGATGCCGCTCGTATCTGGCGCAGCAGACGGCACCGATAGGCTGCGAGGCTTTTCGGCAATCATCCGAGCGATCGATCCGAGCCAGGTGCCGACCATCGACATGAAGCTCGAAAGATACTTCGAGAGGGGGCGACCACCGGCATGACGGAGCTATTCCAGGGACCGTGGCGCGTCGTCGACAAGTCGACACTCGGCGACAAGCCGAGGCCAGCGGCAGGCGAGATCATCAAGCACCGGAGCGGAGCAGTCGTGCTCTGTTGCCCCGCGTGCGGGGCGATGCAGTTCGCGCACGCTCCCGTCGTCGGCAACGACGCGCGCCCCACTATCACGAAGCCGATTCAATGCGGCTCGGGCAACTGCAAGCAGTGCGGGATCTGGTTTAGCATCGACGCGGGACACACCGTGCTGATGAACGCGCCGCCTCCGAAGCGCCCCCCACGTGCGATCCCCGAGCGTCTGGTCAAGGCAGGCGTCAAGGAGGCACCGAAGCTGCCAGACAACTTGAGGTGACGCGATGTCGAAGCAGCCGTTCAGCAGACCGGCGACCGGCTACGCTTCACTGTGGCCACGCATCGACCTCGGCACCGACCTCGCGAAGGCGTACTACGCCATCGGCGTTCGCTCCGACCTCCGCGTAACTTCCGCCAAGGGATACGCTTTGAGCATATCGCCGACCGCCAACGGCGGCGCACCTCAAGCGGTCCAGACGCCACCAGAACGGCTGTCCGCCTCGACCCTGCTCCTCGCTCGGCTCGAGGCCGTACACAAGGCACAGGGCCGACCCTGCACGCTCTACCGGGCCGTCGGCCGCGCCCGCCTCACGCTCTGGCAAGCCATCGAGCGGATCGAGCTTCTGCACTGGTCGCAGGGCGACAGGCTCGACGACGCCTTGGAGATTCGGAACGACGGCACGCTCATCGAGAAGGTGCTCAACCCTCGGATCGCGCTCAACATCGGCAAGCTCGCAGAGAAGCTCGCGACGACGGTGACGCACGACTTGTCCGGTCAGATTCTCCCGATACTCGAAGACGAGCTGACCTTCGAAGCAGAGATGCTCGAGATCAACACGATGAACATCGAACAGGGCGAACTGGCCGACCTGATGCACGAGGTCAAAGCAACCGTGCAGCCTGCCATCGACAAGGGACTCGGCTTGGCCGCGCCATCCGTGACTGAGCGCTTCAAGGTGTCGATCAAGAACGTACACGACGCGTCGCAGCACTACCTGTCGCAGTCGTACTTTCCGCAGACGGCAATCTCGTTTCGCCAAGTCGACGAACTCGCCGTCGACCGCATGGCGAACATGAACGGCTGGTACGTTCGCAACAGCTCGGGACAGGCGAGCGACTACCTCTCGAAGCAGGCGGCGCAGATCGCGCAGGAGGGATTGAAGCAGGGCATCGGCTCGGACGTCATCGCCGGGCAGATGATCAAGAAGCTGCCAGACCTCTACAAGAAGTGGAGCTTCAACTATGCACGCACCGTCGCGCGAGCGGGACTCAGCAGGGCGCGCAGCTACTCGGAGGTGTCCGCGTACAAGCAAGCCGGGATCACGTACCTCGAGATCGTCGCCATGCTCGACGAGCGCACGACCGACGTCTGTCGCTCCCTCGACGGAACCATCGTCGAAGTCAGCGAGGCCGACGCAGCGCTCGCCGCGCAGCAGAGCCTGACCAACCCGACCGACATCAAAGACACCGCGCCGTTCCTCGCGGCATGGAACAACCCGCACAAGCAAGGCAACCCGCGCGAGCTGTGGGTGAGCGGCAAGCCGCTGCACGTCGCGACCATCTCGAGGAGCGGTGTCGGCAACGTCGACGACCGCGGCGACTTCAAGCGGCACCTTGGCACGAAGGACTTGAACAAGGCAGGCGTCACCGTGCCGCCGTTTCACTTCAACTGCCGCAGCATGACCGTGCCTCGCGTCGAGATGGTACAAGTGCCAGGCGACTACGAACCGCACACCGAACCGACGCCAAGCGCCGAGGACCACAAGCCGCCACCGAAGCCGACGCCGACGGCACCGAAGCCAAAGCCGCAGCAGCGGCCCGTCGCGACGAAGCCGATACCGACACCGAAGAAGCCCGTAGCAGCAGGGATGAAGAAGCCGATCGACAACCCGGCACCGCGCAAGCCAGGGACGAAGCCAGCGGAGGAGGTCAAGCCCGAGAAGACCAAGCCGAAGACGCTCAAGGAATACAACAAGCAGCTGATCGACCTGCAAAAGAGCGTCGGAGCGAATCCGAAGATCGACGACATCAAGCTCGACAAGGCGAGCGGCCAGCTCATCTATAGCTGGACCGACAAGACCGACGGATCGAAGCGCAAGTTCTTCGTCAACGTCGACCCCGACCAGCACGCCGACCTCGAGAAGCGGCTGCGCTATCGCGGATACAGGCAGAAAGCAAAGGCGAAGCCAGTGCCGACGGTGCCCAAGCCGACGAACGGCTTGCCAGCGTTCAGGCGCACGACGGCAGGCAGCAGGACGTATGACAAGTGGGACGAGGACACGGCGAAGATGATCGTCGAGGCCGGAGGCCGACCGCCGACGCGCTACACCGACAAGCTCAAGCCGCTGTCAGATGCGGCGCGCAAGCGCGAACGCACTCGCGTGCAGTCGGCAATCGTCGATCAGATTTGGCAAGACCCGGACGTGCAAGCCGTCGCCAGGAAGTTCGGCGCGAGCGCGGAGCAGATGCGCAAAAACCCGCGCCAAGCGATCTACAAGTTTTCGCGCGGCATAACCGAGACGTGGGCGGCGACATCGAAAGACACCGACATCAAGATGCACTACCTACAACTCGCCACGCAGCAGGAGTTCAACCTGCCAGAGAGCACGATCAAGCACTTGAAGAAAGACATCTTGAAGAACATGCTCGACCCGAACTACCCGCAGACGCAGCAGTACTTGCGCGGGATGCGGAAGTACGCACGAGCGCAGTACAACGCGACGCAGGACTATTTCAAGCGCAAGGGGATCAAGGCGGTGCCGCTCTGTCGTGGCTCAGGCGTGCGCAGCACGAAAATGAAAACGCTCGGACCGAAGAACGCCGAGTGGAATGCACAAGTCGCCGACGGCGAGCTCAAGACGCAGCCGCTCAACTCGTACAGCACGTCACCGAGGATCGCGCACAGCTTCGCGAGCGGAAAAAGCAACGCAATACTGTCGAAGGCCGAGGTGCCAGCCGAACGCATCTTCGGTTGCTTCGCGACTGGCATGGGCACGGACTTCGAAACCGAGTACGTCGTCATGGGCGGCGAAGATCCCGTCACGCACCTGACGTGGCATCCAGGGAGAAACTATCTCGGCGTCGCACAGACGAGGAGCTTGTTGTTCTGATGGAACCGGACGCACTACAGGAAAACAGCGACTGGCTGAAATCCGTTTGGCCGCTTCCGCCGTACGGAAGCAAGGCGTTCAACGAACAGCTCGAGGTGAGCGGCACGACCCTCGCGCAGTTCAAGCGCATGCCAGTCTACACGATGGCAGTCGCCAACGGCATGATCGTCGACGACAAGTGGGTCGGCTGGCACGACTGGGGCGTGCCGTACTACAACGACGAACTCGACCTCGAGACGCAGCTCGACATTCGCATCGGCAAGCTGCGCGACGAGTACGCCGCCATCGCAGCAGACGCGCAGAACGAGGCGAACCGCTCGCTCACGCAGCAGGAGGCCGGATCGTTTCTGCTCGAGTTCATTCGCTCGCACCAGACATTCGGCATCGACGCCGACGACATCGTCATCGACAAGGCAGACACGACAGGCATCGACGGACTGACGCGCGCAAACTCTGTCGGGCTGTGGGCCGGAGCGCTCGGTGTCTACGGCGACCAGCTCGTCAAGTACGCTCGACTGCAAGCGCTCCCCGAGGTCTGGATCAAGGCGGGCGCTCGAGCGACCTACTACCCGAAGCGCAACCTCGTCGTCGTACCGAACATGAGCCAGCAATCGTTTCCGCAGTTCGTCCACGCCGCAGCGCACGTCGTCGAGCGGTGGGGGCGAAACCTCGAAGCCATC